GAGGAATTATGATGATGGGAAGGTTTGAAGAAAGTTACGAGCAGGAGTGGCTGAAGAATAGGGACTACAACATAGTAGTCCCGGACGGATTAACGGACGCCGAGCTTGACGATCTGGTAAGGAGCAGGTCCGGGGAGGTAGTAACTTACAAGCTGGAGGTGGTGTGATGCTAACGCATTTGAGCTTATTTTCTGGTATCGGCGGTATCGACATCGCCGCCGAATGGGCTGGATTTACGACTATAGGGCAGTGCGAGTTTGCAGATTATCCATATAAAATTTTAAAAAAGCATTGGCCGGACGTGCCAAAGTGGCGAGATATCAGAGATTTGACAGGAGGAGATTTTTATGAGCGAACAGGGCATAAAACAGTTGACGTTATTTCGGGAGGATTCCCATGCCAGCCATTTTCCGTGGCTGGAAAACAAAAAGGAAAAGGGGATGACCGTTACCTATGGCCGGAAATGCTCCGAGTTATCACCGAAATTAAGCCTACTTGGGTCATTGGTGAGAACGTATCTGGAATCATCAAAATTGCCGGGAAAACAGTATGTGAGGACTTGGAGCGTGCGGGATACACTGTCACCGTTTTTGATTTTGAAGCTGCGGCTGTCGGCGCCCCGCACCGAAGAGAAAGAGTCTTTTTTGTGGCCAACACCGACAAGCAGAGATTACAAAGACGGGAGCGCAAAGAGCTGCCAAAACGTACCGGTAAACGGGCTACTTGGAAGAACGGTTGTACAGGGGAAGAACAGTGGAAGTCTGAACCCGACGTGGGTAGAGTGGCTAATGGGGTACCCCACCGGGTGGACAGACTTAAATGCTTAGGTAATGCGGTTGTGCCACAACAGGTATATCCGATACTACAGGCAATAGCAGCGATAGAGGAGATGGACAAATGATGGTACCCAAACCCAAGTACCACAAGCGTAAGCCCAAAGTACAAAAGATCCGTATGCAGGGCAAAAAGGAGTGTATCGTATGCGGGTGCCAAAGAGGGTTGCAAAGGCACCACATATACGGCGGCGTAGGCAGGAGAGAGCTGAGCGAGCGTTACGGTTTGGTGGTTTGGCTGTGTATGGAGCACCACACGGGAGGCAGTGGAGTCCACAACGACCGGGATTTAGATTTGTATGTTAAAAAATTAGGGCAACGGGAATTTGAAAAGATTTACAGCCGGAAGAAATTTGTAGAAATAATGGGGAGAAACTATCTGGGGGAAGATCATGAGGTCCACGGTTAAGTCGATTGACATTTATTACGATATGGACAGCAAACCAGAGGTGCAGGTTATCCTCCGCGGAGCCGATCCTGACAAAGTCGTAAAGTGCAAAGAGCTGTTGCAAAAAGGCAAGGTACTGGATGTGGAGATAAAGCAGCATCGCAATCATAGGAGCCTGGACGCAAATAGCTACGCATGGGTAATAATATCTAAAATTGCGGACGTCTTGGGCAGCAGCAAAGAAGATATTTACATCGAGATGCTTACCAGGCACGGCCAGAGGGAGCCACAGCTTGTAAGTGTGGTGGAGGAGGGAGTGCCGGCGATACGCAGGGCAACGCAAAATCACTGTACCATCGTAGGCGAGTCGGAACTTAATGACAAAAGGTTTGTACACCTGGCAATTTTGAGAGGGAGCAGCACTTACACTACAAAAGAGATGTCCGTATTGATAGATGGTATCGTATCGGATGCCAAAGATTTGGATATAGAGACTATGCCGGAGGAGGAACTTAAGAGCTTAAAGG